TTTACTGAGAGTTCTGTATCAGGATCCTTGAGGAGTCGGAGTGTCGCAAAAGCAGCACCTGCTAGAAAAATCGTGCTCAAAAAAGAAACCACTAGCGGGAAGAGATAGGCTTGGAGCACTTGTGCTAGCATGCTGAAAAAGGATTGCTCTAAAACACTTTCTTGGAGACGAGCCAAGGGGTTTAGAAAGCCTGACAAGATGACCAGCATACTAGGTAAGAGATAGACGAGAAAGAGGCGGGGATTTTCAGCCTGAAACTGCCTCGTCTGCAGACGAAGGGTTTTTAAATCAATTTTTGGGTATTTCATTCTTTCATTATACCATAAATAGTACACAGCTTGCTAATTCTTTGAAACCAGTGGACTTATAGCGTGTTAAGCAAAAGTGAATACGAGATTGAATACGACTTTACTTTTAGCTGGAGCGGATGAAATCCATGAACTGGTCAACGACTTCAACACGTTGATTATCATTGATGTGGGTATACATATCAAGGGTGATTTGAACATTATTGTGACCGAGTCTATCTGAAATGATTTTCGCTGTAACACCAGCTTCAAACAGAAGAGAAGCATGTGTATGCCTAAATCCGTGAGGCGAAATTTTTTTAAGATCTTTGTGTTTACAAAAGAATCTGCTAAGCTTCACTTTCATAGTTGCGACTAAAAGCCATCCCCCTATGTCACTCGTAAAAATATAATTCGAATCATGTTTGTAAGGCGCACCAGCTTGGAAATATTCTTTTATTTGCTGTCGTTTCCAGAGTTTCAAAACATTCAGAGTTTCATCATCTAAGGTGATAACCCTCTTACTCCTTTTGGTTTTAGGATCCTGGACAGTTTGTTTTTTGCCAATCACGACAGCCGTGCGAGAAATGCTTAACCGTTTATTTTCAAAGTCAACATCTGACCACATGAGGCCGATAGCTTCTCCAGTTCTCAAGCCAGAAAAAGCGAGTAAGTGGAAAAAAGTGTAGTCTACAGGCTTAAAATTTGCTTTGGAAACTTTAAGGAACTCCGTTAGTTCCTGTTTTGTATAGTAGTTTTCTTTGCCCTTTAAGGGTTTATTTTTAGGCTTGATAATCTTGTCTAAGGGATTTGACTTAATGATGTCAATAGAAGTGGCATACTTGAAAATACGGCTAATGACAGAGTAGTAATTGGAATATAGGATATAGCGATTACTTAACTGGATAGCAACCTTCTGACAATAAGCGACACTGATCTGCTGGATTTTCATATCTGTAAAATACAAGTCAATCATAATATCAAGTTTTTTCTTGACATTCTGATAGGTTGTAGGTTTTACAGTGCTTTTATAGCTGTCAAGCCACAAATCAGCGACTTCAGCGAAAGTAGGGTTCTGGAAATCTTCATTGTTTGAAAAACCATTTTCTTCAACATCTAAGAGAAGATCACGTTCGGCAGTCTTAGCTTCTTTGATGGTTTTAAAACCACGGCGTGTTGTGCGTTTTTCTTTTCCAGTTGCAGGGTCTATGCCCAGGTATGTTTGAAAGAGATATCTAGTCTCTCCTTTTTTTGTAAGGTATTTTTTTATCATAAAGAGTCCTTTCTTTTCGATTGCTTGCCCGCATAGTTGAAAAGGTGTAGAATTTATGATAAACTATAATTGTATTTTTTTATCATCTTTTCCATTGCTTGCTAGATGGAAGATTGAACCCTCACACTCAGAGTCGCCAAACTATGAGAGCGTGGGGATTTTTTTATTTTTTATTCAACAAAAAACGGTAACTAAATTTATAGTTACCGTTTCTGCGTGGCAACTTGTGCCAACTGGATTATTTGCACTAGGATTTCTCCTAGGTTAGTAACTATATATTATCAATTATGTTTCATTTTGTCAAAAATGGAAAGTTGAATCCTCACATTCAAAGATTGCTGTTGGAGAGTGTGGGGATTTTTTATTTTTTTAAGACTTTCAACTTAATTTGTATCTTGAATGAATCCTTGACAGTACGAAGTTTATCGCTTTCTGGATCAATATCTTTGTAATCACCACCATAAATTTTAGCAATTTTTATAACTTCATTATTTGAATCTGTGGTTAACCTTAATACTTTTCTATTTTTAGACTTACTGACATAACCTAAGTGATAACCTCGAACCACAATTTTAACTGCATTAGGGTCAAATTGATTATCTAATTCAGGGACGAAGTCTACATCTGAAAGCTCAAAAGGGGAATATTTGTAAAATCTATCACTAAAAATCAACTCTTCTTTAATTTCTTTAGAAGTATATCCTAAATAAGGCACATCATCTGATTCTTGTATGAGTTCTTGACATAAATCTGAGAAAGCTTCTTGATGATAAGATATTCCTTTCACTTTCAGAACAACATCATAAATGGTTCTCTCGTCAATCTCCTGACTTTTAATTCTATCTTCTATTCGAACAGCTAATAGTTTATTCAGCTCTTCAATTTCATACTCTAGTTGCTCAGTACTAGATTGCCTAGGAAAAATACCAATCAAAAAGAGAACAACTAAACTACCGATAATAAAAGAGAAAATTGTTAGTAGTATATTTCCAACGATACTAAGCAGAAAAACAGAAATTAAAGTCAGTAAAACCAAAAAAGCTATTAAGGACCTTTGATTTTCTAGTTTACTAATTGTTTTTCTGTGTTCGTCTATGAGTGCTTTGATTTCCTTTTCTGTAAGAGTAGTATACATATAAGCACCTTGACCTTAATTTTCAGATGGCATGAAGTTCCCGACAATTTTTCCAATAATTCTAGGGTCTTCATCAAATGGTGCGAATTTATCTTTATATTTTGGATTAAGGGAGACTAAACGCAATCCATCAGGTTCACGATAAACCTTTTTAATATATGTTTGACCGTCCCAATCAACAGCATAAACCGCTCCGTCATAATCAAAACCAGTCTCTTTTATGAGAACAACCTCTCCGTTCTGGAATTTAGGTTCCATGGAATCTCCGAAAATCCAAGATGCGAAATCATGGTCCAGGTCTTTATCGTAAAAAACAGTGTCATAGTTGCCGTCGTTGAAGTATGAGAACCCGGAACCAGCTGATAGCTTTTCATACACCTTATATTCAAATAAATCCTCTTCTAGTGAAATAACCTTATTAGATTGCTCTCGTAATTGATTTTCTGTAAAATCCAAAACTTTTTGTTTTCTGGGAGCAGTCAGCTTAACAGCTTTTTCAGTTATTCTTTGAACAAGAGGAGAAGTAGGGATTTTTACTTCTTTTTCTTCTTGAGTCTTATCTTCTATCAAGTCTGATTTGTTAACTCCAAAATAGTCCGCAAGTAATTCGATTTTTCCTATCCGAGGATAAGTTATACCCTTTAACCAATCTCTTACAGTAGTGTATTTTAATCCTAAATCAGAACAAAGTTTATTTCTATCAACATCTCTGCTCCTCATTAACTTTTCCAAGTTCGCAGAGAAAATTTCTTTACTTTTATTATTGCTCATCTGTATCACTCCTTTATATAGTATATATTACGGCAAAAACGCAAAAAAGTAAAGAAAAAAATAAAAAAATACGATAAAAACGCAAAAAACACTTGACATTGCGGTTTAACCGCATTATAATAGAATCATAGTTGAGTCACTCAATTATAAAAAATGTAGAAAGGACTGTAAGATGCAGAAAATGACTCTTAAAACATTAAGAACTCTAAAAAATTGGAGACAAGCGGATGCCGCCAAGGCTATTGATGTCTCTGTTGATACTTGGGGAAATTGGGAGCGCGGAAAAACAGAACCTACTGTAACCCAAGCTTATCAAATCGCTACTACTTTTGGTGTGTCTATTGATGACATTATTTTTTTACACAACATTGCGGTTTAACCGTAATAGAAAAGGAGCACTATGAACAACGCAATTAAACGATTGGTAGTCGGCAGTAAGGTGCTGTAGTAGGAGGGTAAGACGAAAGAAAAGAAACAAAAAGCACCTGACAACAATCAGGCGCATACTTAAATAATTAAAACCATTATATCACAAAAATGCTTGCCCGCATAGTTGAGAGGATGTAAAAAATGGAAGGAATAACGTTACAATTACGGTTGGATGGCGAAAGTGCTGAATTGTTCACGAATCAATTATTGGCCTTTGCTAAAAAGCAGGTCAAGGAGCAGTTAGAGAATGATCGTATGCCAATCAATCAACAGGCTTTGATGAAGAAGTTTGGCTTTACTCATGGCTATATTAAGAAGTTAGAACGTAAAGGATTGAGATTTCGTAAGCAAGGGAAAGATATTATGTACGATGTCAATGATGTTTATGAGATTTTGGAATTAGAAAAAGAAGTACGAAAATTAAGAGCGTAAAGGAGAACAAAATGACAGAACCAACTTTATCAAGCCAATTGCTTGGCTTAGTGGCAATTTTTATCGTGGTATTCATCCTGTTGCTACTGACTGATAAAAATGAAAAATCGGATGAACAAAATGTAGTAGTCATCATTGAAAAAACAGAAGATTTCGGAGAGGTTGCCCGAAGAAACTTGAAAAATAGCGATAGAAGATTTACCTATGACACTCAGCCGCCTGTCGGACTTCCTTCATCGATTGAGGACGTACCACAAGTTTTTAGAGCATGCATCGAAGACTATGACAGGCTGGCTCGTGATTACAAGGAAGAAGCAAGCAACAATGATCTTCTAAGAAATCAAAATACACACCTCTTAGAAGAAAATGGACGATTGCTCTACAAGGAAATGACCATGGATTTTCGTCAGAATCCTAGAAAATGGAGGGCAAAGACATGACTGTTAGTCGTGATATGAGCGAGATGGAAATCCGTGTGTTAAACATGATCATAAATTGTGCTACTTTCGATTTGCCCATTCAAGCGAGTGAAATCCGCTTAGAGACTGGACTGTCAAAGCGTAAGCTAGAAGAGGTCATCGAAAGTCTGCGTGTTAATTTTAGGCATCCTATCGTAGCTAAGAAGATGAAGCCGAACGGCTACTATTTGCCTCGTAGTGAGGAAGAGCGACAAGCTGGCCTAGCTCCCTATCGCAGACAAATATTGACCGAGCAAAAGAACCTTGCTGCGGTTATGAATGTTGATTTGGATAAGTACTGGGAGGATAGCGCATGAGTGAAGAATTTAGAATATTACCTCATGATCTAGTTGCTGAGCAGTCGGTTCTGGGCGCTGTCTTTATCTCACCGGACACCATCATTTCACTGGCCGATGAATTGACTCCAGAGGATTTCTACAAACCTGCTAACAAGATTGTATTTAAGACC